ATTGCTTGTAATGTTTCTTCGTTCCATGATGGAGTTGAAAGTCTACCTTGAAATCTAAAGTATCTTAGTATACGTAAATAATCTTCTGTAATTCTTTGTTCAGCATCACCCACAAACTTACTGACTTTATCTTGTAAGTCATCCATTCCATTAAAGTAATCAAATACATTACCTTCCATATCCATGCTCATAGCATTGTATGTCAAGTCTCTGCGTTTGGCATCTTCTTCCCAACTGCGTACAAATTCTACTTCTGCGTGTCTTCCGTCAGTTTCTTTATCAGCACGTAATGTTGTGATTTCAAATGGTTCTTTGTCTAAGATTGCTGTGATAGTTCCATGTTCTAAACCGGTAGGTTTATGTCTGATGTCTGCTTTATCAAGTATAGCCATCATCTCATCTGGAGTGGCATCTGTTGCCAAGTCGATGTCTTTAGGTGATTTACCCAAAGCAATATCTCTGACAGCACCACCTACGATTCTTAATTCATAGTTGTTGTCTTTGAATACTTTGGCTAATTTTTTGATAGACGAATTTATAACTGATGTTACATCTAGTTGTTCTTCGTATAATATTACTTCATTGATTCGCATTACTGTATTTATCATCTCCGAGTCCAGGCAATAAAAAACCCCTCACTAAGGAGGGGTTTTTAACTAAACTAGAGTTAGATTATAGTGCTTCGCCTGTATTACGAATACGAAGTGGAATATAAATAAATTCTACTGATTTAGCAGGTTGTATTGCAACATCAACCCATAACTCATTTCTGTCGATACGTGCTGGTGTGTTATTTGAATCATCACATACAACTACGTAGTCATATAAGCCTCTTTGTGAAACAAGTCTACCACAAAAACGTTCAACTGCATCTAGCATATTATCACGAGTAATCTTATCATTTTGCTCGAATAAGAATGAACGAGACATTTGGTCTAAGTTATGACGCATGTAGTTAACTAAACGTGCAACGTTTACTCTATCTAGAGCAGTAGAAGTTGCTTGTGTAGTTTTCTGTCCATAAACAGCCATTCCAGTGTTCGGGAAGTCTGCTATTGGATTAATTCTTGCTGTGTAAAGAACATCGCGTTGACCTTCACTTAGTTGTACTTTAACAAACTCATTTTCTGAGTTTACATAACCAAGTGATGAAGCATTTGATACTACGCCACGTGTAAGTCCTGCTGGAGCGAACCATGGAAATGATACTTGGTCTGAGAATGCATAAGTTCTTAATGCAATCGCTGATGAAGGCATAACTACGTCATTGCCTGACAAGTCAGTTGATAAACCATGCGGATAATAAATTGCCGCGTAAGTTTCTGCTGGTACATTTGCTGAAGCCCATGCTTTTAATGATGTTGAATCAGATTTCAATGTCATATCACAGTCGCCGATAACGAATGCTGTTTCTTTCTTATCTTTATTCAACGTAATCATTTCGTCCATTAACTCGTGGTACCCTGGAGATGCAATTAGATTAAAATAAACTGCTTCAGAGCGTATTCCAGTATTTGCCGAAATTGCTGCCTGCATTGCTGTAACAACCATGTGTCGTTGTGCAACTGAACCAAACTTGCCTGAACCATCTGTGTTAACACCTGATGCCCATTCCCACTTACCGTTAGTATGTTTCTTAACGTTATAAGTAGTGTAATCCATGTTAATCATCAAAATACCTTCTGGGTAGAAAGATGCATTTTCCGCTAAAGCATGTGGAGTTGTATCATCACGTGCAACGCCGTCTGCATCATAAGGTGCATCATATGAATAATGACTGAATACTACGCCGTTAATAGATGATTGGTCTGCATTGTCTAACTTGACCCATGCTGAACCTGAATGACGATATACTGTAGGATAAGGAACAGCATCGCTGTCCATCCAGATGTCGCCAGCCGCTAATGCAGTTGTTCCGTCTTTGCGTTTTTTAGGTGCACTTGACATTAACTGTAGTTCTGATGATAGGATACTGTCTGCATCTTCTGACCATGCATTCTTAGTCCATGTACCTGCTACATTCTTTAGAATTTCAACTTTCAGACTTGCATTGTGCCACATAGTGCCTTCTGCGATTGTGCCTGTAATTTGAGTTGATTTTGATGTATTCGTTAATGATTCCCAAACAGATGCTACGTTAGTAGCAGTTGAGAAACCTATTGCACTTGGACCTACAGTAAATACTAAATTAAGTTCGTTGCCGTCAGTCTTAGTGAAACGAATCTTGTTTGTTCCAACTTTTTCAACGTTAACGTTTGCAGTGTTTAATGTTACGTTTGACTGCATCTCTGTGATTAATGCATCTAATGAGACTGCTGATGTTTTAGCAAATGCTACACCCTCAAGAGTAAATGAAGTAATAATTGCCGCTGTGTTTGGCACTATACCAGAAGTCAATACTGATGTTGTTGCGCCAGTGTGACGTTTTAAATATAACTCACCTAATGTTGCATGATTTTTAGTATATACATCACCAGCGTCCATCAATGAAGATGATGCTATGTCGTCTGAAGCATAAACTGGTGCTTGTACTGTAGTAAACAATCCTGAAGTAGTATCATATCTTCCCAATTGTACATCTAATCCACCATCTGGTATTGCTAAACGCACATATACATCGCCTGAAGATAATGCTGTTACGCCATCTTTTTTCGTAGTTGGTGCAAATGTAGAGAATTGAAAGTTTGATGAACCGGTTGCGCCTGTTTGAAGCCACGAAGTTCCAACTTTTTCATAATATGAAATTGAAGTACTAGAACTTCCACCTGTTACAATCGCGAAGTCGCCAGTTGAACCGTACCAAGTTTGTGGATCTCCAGAACTATGAACATTTCCTGTTCCTGGCTCATCATTTAAAACTGTTGCTGTTGCCGCTACCCAAGCCGTTCCAGAGTATTTAAATAATCCAAATTTTGTAACTGCTGTATTATGCCAATGCGTACCGTTTGTGATTACGCCTGCTGGCTCTATTGAAGATGCTTCTAATTCTTTTAGGTCTACGTCTGCTCTAATAACATAAGCATTGTTCGATACACCTAGATATTGATATGCTGCCAAGAGACCATATTCACTTGTCTCTGCGCCTTGTACAACTGAACCACCGACTGAATAAAAATTTGGTTCGCCGAATGTTTCTGTTAATTCTCTCTGTGACGATACTAAAAAGGCAACACCTGCATTTGCTGGTGATGTACCAGTTGCGGTTGCACTGCCAGATGCGTCTGTTTTGTTACTTGCTGTTGCAATAACTAATAATGGTAGGGTACCTTGTGTTGCCGCGACATATTGCGACTCGTCACTTACTGTGACTGATACTCCGGGTGATACTAATGTAGCCATGTGATTTCTCCGTTTGTTTGAATTGATTTGCTAGTACTATTTAGTCAATATTAAGAAAAAACACTGTTTTAAGGGTTAACTACGTAGACAACGTTGTCGAAACTTGACTATATAACGACTCGATACTATCATCATTATGTAGTATATTGCCAAACGTTTCATCTTTGTCTATCCATCTCCATTCGCTTTGATGGACGTCAGGATGATAATCTTTCATTAGCGATGATGCGGGATGATGATTGTCTTGTATCGCATATCCCCACCACTGAGGTAGTTCACCTCGTCTGACATTCCAAATCTTACCACCCAAATTATTGATTACATCAATTTCATTCTTGAATCGTACATCGGGAACAACATAGTTTGTTTCTGGATTATTTAATATCTCTTGCTTGATTAGACTTACCCAAATACCATCATAAAATCCATTACGCATACAGTCTGTGCCGAATTCTTGAAGTACTAATCGAGGAGTAATTTCTCTGCCTGTTTCGTTTGTCCAAAATTCGTCAACAGTTTCACGCCACGCTCGGCTTTCGTCTGTGTCGCCTTCTAGTAGTTCTCTGTTCCATCCAAATGAAGCCGCCACTCCGTCTTTCAACTTATCTGCGAAACTTATTTTAGTGAAATTGTGTTGCTCAACGAGAATGTCTGCAACTGTACCTTTACCTGAGCCGATTAAACCTGCAATGCCTATAATCATAATCTAATATCCTTTATCTAGATTACATTATAACACATCAGAGTGCGAATGTCTAATGGTTTATGATTTATTTATATCGCGTTCTTTTATATCTTCTAATATGGCGTCTTTCATTTCATCATTATAATCGAGCCAGTCAAAAATCTCAGTCATATGACGTTTACATCCAATACAATACTTGTTCTCATTGTATTTGCATACGCTGATACATGGGCTTTTACTGTTCTTAGGATGGAACACGTTATCCGATCATGATGCCGTGTGGTGAAGAACCACCAATATAGAGTTTTAATTCCATTTCTAATTTATCTATGTCTGCGTTTGCATCTGCTTTCATTGTTTCGCCGTTTAACGAAACTCCACCTTGTGCGCCAGGTAGTGTAGAAAATTTAGAACGTGCTTCGCCAATCATTTTCTTACACATAGCCAATGCGTAATCTCTTAGCCATGATTTTAAATATGGGTCTACTAGAAGTTGTTCGTCTGGGCGTTCTAAATATACGTGAAGTAAAACAATTTCACTTGCTCTCATTCTTCTTAGAAGTTTAATCTTATGAGTCACTGGATTCCATATAAATTGAATATCAGTTGCCGCAATTCTGTTTAGTGTTTCACGGTACTGAGAGAATAATTCGTATGTTGAAATACCTCCAATATGATTATTCATAAAGAAATATGAATTCGCATATGCTAATTCAAATGGGTCCATATCAACACCAGAAGAGATACCATGTCCAAATGAACGATGGTGAATCTGCTTTACTTCTACTATTTCTTCAGGAAGAGTGTATTCAGCGACATCTTTTTCAAGTTGGATAGTATAGAAGTCTTCTTCTACTGAACTCTCAGAACGTTGTCTAATCTTTTCTAACGCAATATCAACTGCTAGATCATAATGTTCTGGATCTAGTTCGATATCAATCATACCATCACCTAATAACAATCTGATTTGCTTAATTGTATCGTTTTTTATTTTATTGCGTTGCTTTGCCATCGTTTGACCCTCAAAATATCGTTAACATGAACTATGTGTGTTCATTTATAACAGTATTTATCAAAAAACTTTTATAATCAAACTATGTTCATTGAATCTGCCGTTCATTTTAATCTCAACACTATTAATGGCCTCGAACTCTTTTGGTAATGAACGTTTAGTTGCTTTTCTAAACTTTGGCAACTGTTCAATTGGTTTCCGTAATGTTTTTTGAACACTCTTTGCTTCATTAAAACCTATGATAGTTGTACCCTTGACACTCAATCCAGAGCCTTCTCTACCCATTCCAGTTGGATCTATATTACTAGCATAATATATTCCTACTTTTCTCGTCTTAGAATTGTATACGATTGCCGCATTGGCACCTATTAACTCACTTGGATGAACACTGATTGACTTTGTATCTGTATGATGGTCTAGATATTTGAACTTACTAATCATTTTTTCTTTACTGATTGCTTTCTTCTTACGTGGAGCCTTTGAAGCCTTGGCTTTTAGTACCATATTCTCACATGCAGTAATTATAGTAAGATACATCTTATGTTGATTCTTGATGTCGGCTTTAGACAAGTTAGCATAACACTCTTTAAGTTGCTCATGCATGTCTTGTTCTCTTTCGTCCATCTTTTTTAGATTCGGTGGATTGATAAGTTCATCTAAGTCTGCCAACATCGGAGCATATAATTTTGAGATTACATTAAGATGATTTGGCTTTGCACCAGCAATCAATAATATTCTCTGTGGATCAAAATCAACTAACATCTCTTTTGAATTATCATAGTCACTTACGAAGTCTTCAATCTCTTCTGACATTTCTAATGCCTTTTGTTGTAAAAGATATTGAATAGAAGGTCTATACTTCGTTGAAGTCTTTTTAGTTTCTGCCTCTTTCTCTACTGCAAGTGTTGAGCCCAATTCTATCAATCGTGTAACATCAGTTTTAACAATTTCAGTTGCATCTGGAATAGTATCAAACGTCAATCCTTGCATTGGTTTTAGATATTCAGATATTCCAGTGTGATTCTCTGGCATACCTCTTCGTAATGCTTTTGCATATCCACCCGATGATGCTCCAATCTCATAATCTGGAACGTGATTAATCATGTCAATATCTTTCTTTTCATATCCGTTTGTTTCCATCCAATCGACAATCCATGACTTGAAGTCTGATGAACTGTAGAAGTAACGATAGTAGTATATAACTCTAGTTCGTTCTCTATAATATTTCTCGCCATTCCAGTTCTCAGCGCCTTCCCATTCGGGTTCTGGTCCGATATACATTTCATCTGCGAATCTTCCTTTACGTACTACATTCTTTTTTCTTTTTGCCATTTTGATTGCCATCTTAGTCCACTTCTCCAATTATATAGCTTTATTAATACTATTAAAGCATACATTCATCAATTTGTCAAGTTTTTTTATGATCTGTGTTGTTATCTACTCGTTTGATTGTTGGCATGACCGATGTGGCAACTGCATTTATTAGTAATGCACTGCGATAGAAATTACTTTTATTAGGCATAGTACTATGTAATGTTCTTGAATTATATATCAATACATCTCCCGGATGTGAAACAAATTGCATGCCCTCTGTTGTCAATAATGTGTCATAATCTTCTTGATTTTCTTCAATATCTTTGTAATAAAATTGACTAGCATGTGAACCGGGTAAGAAAGCAGTTGCTCCATTCTGCAATGTGAATGTATCTAGTGGGACAATAATTTGTACTCCCAGAGTTTCATCGTTAGATACATGTGCATATTCTTCGAATCGATAGGGAATATCAATATGTGCCCTAATCTTTGAACTTCCTGGTCTTGTAGTGATAGTATCAACTATATGAATATTCCACTCTGTATCTTGAAACATTGAATCAATGTGTGTTCTCAAAATATCAATCACAGGGCGCCACATCTCTTCAGGTGGCGATGTACTCCAACAAACGTTATATTCTCTACCTTTTCTGTGTTTAGCGTAGTACGTCCCGTTTACCGCGTTTCCACGATGTATATTTGCTGGGTTCATTGCCCATAATTTAAACTGCCGTATTACCACAGGAGGAATTACTTCTTTTAATGTGATATACCCGATGTCTTTGCTCATTGCCATATAACTTTCTGCTATTGTTTATTTGTTTATTTATTTATATAACTATATTATATGATAAATACTGATAGAAGTCAAGTACTGAACGGAGAATATTATGCCATATTGGCAAAATAGAAAGAAATTACACTGTAATACGGAGGTCATTTAAAATGCCAAGACTTAGTATGTGGAATCCCAAAAAGGGAAACGATTACAAATTTACTGATAAGACAGTCAAAGCACATTTTGACCATGGCGGAACATCGCTTCTGGTTCATAAGTATATTAGTTCACAAGATGAAACTGACCCAGAATATGACCCTGCCGACCCGGCTATACAAGATTTACTCTTTCTAGAAAATCGTGATAGAAAATACGAAAAAGATGTATTCGACCTAAGAGGCGTATACACTTTATCTGACCAAGACTTTGAGTTATCTCAATTTGGTATGTTTCTTGGCAATGACCAACAAGTATTTACCTTACATCTAAACGAGATGGTAAATATGATAGGTAGAAAATTGATGACTGGCGATGTTATCGAACTTCCGCATATGCGTGAAGATATGATGCTAGAAGGCAATGACGGCATTGAAAAAGATGGAGTCAATCAATACTGGGTAGTCCAAGAAGCATCAAAAGATGCTAGTGGATTTGATGCAGGTTGGTGGCCACACATTTGGCGCGTTCGTTGTAAACAATTACAAGATACTCAAGAATACGCAGATATACTTGGTACTGGCGAAGAGGCAGGTGATTTGAAAAACATTTTATCTACTTACAATAAAGAATTACAAATAACTGATGCTGTAGTCAGAGAAGCAAAAGACAATGTACCCGGAAAGTATTGGGATTATAGAACAAACAATTTAATGTATGCAACTCCAAGTAATCATCCAGACGATGTAGATTATGCAACAGTGGCACATGGAAGAACATTTCCTACAGCACCAACTGATAATACATATTTCTTGAGAAGTGACTATACTCCATCAAGATTATTCCAGTACAGAGAGAATAAATGGTACAGAATAAACGATGACGATGGTGCTTGGGAAGTTGGACATGCATTACATCATCAATTTATTAACAATAGTGGCTCAGTAGTACTAGATGACGGTACTACTATTACATCAAAAGTCAATCTGTCAAAAGCAGTAAGACCAAAGGTAGATTAATATGCAAAATCATTTCTATGACAATCAAATTCGAAGATATATTTTACAATTCGTAAGAATGTTCAGCGGATACACAATTAAAACTGGAAAGAAAATGAACGATAACGTAACTGATTATTACATTCGAGTTCCAGCAAGATACGGCGATGTTTCAAGAATGGCAGCAACAATTCTCAAAGGTAACTCTGAGAACGTAGTAAACTCTGCTCCATTTATTGCATGTCACGTACAAAGTTTAATACCTGACCGACAACGACTACAAGAGCCGTTTTTTCATGATGCTGTAAGTATCAACGAAAGAAAATTTGATGATAATACTCAAGCATATACCAGTGAAGTTGGAAACAAGTATAATGTAAAACGAATGATGCCTGTTCCATATCTACTCAATATGCAAGTTGATATTTGGACATCAAATACTGACCAAAAGTTGCAATTACTTGAGCAGATATTAGTTCTATTTAATCCTGCATTAGAAATACAACACAACGATAATCCAATTGACTGGACTACAATCACTACTGTAGAGATGACTGACTTACAATGGTCTAGCAGAGGTATACCCGCTGGCATTGAAGACCAAATTGATATCGCAACGATGATATTTCAGATTCCTGTTTGGATTAATCCACCGGCACAAGTAACACGACAGAATGTAATCAGAAATATTGTTAACAATATATACACCTACACAGATTTAGATTCAATGGATTACGATCCAGATGCATTTGAATTCTTTGCTGACTTGAAGGCACAAGCAAGTGTCATTGTCACTCCGGGCAACTATGCTTTAAAAGTATATGAACAAAGTGGTAGTACACTTGCGAAAGTATATGCAAATGGCAACTACGATGACAATATTAAGTGGGAAGATATACTTGCTCAGTACGGCACATTAGATAGTGGAGTATCAAGGCTTCGATTGAAATATCACGGTGAAGTGGACGATCTTAATGCTGATGTTATTGGTACATTAGCGAGTACAAGTGACGCTACTGCGTTAACGTTCGTTATAGACCCCGCCACGTTGCCGACCAACACTACTACAGCAGTCGATAAAGTTATCAATGCCGGGTCTGCTAAACCTGGTTTTTCTGGTATTCCAGCAGTTGCAAACGGACAACGATATCTATCATTGAATGCTGCCAAAAGTAGCAGTGTATGGGGAATTGACATATCTGCAAATGATATTATAGAATATAATGGCACTGCATGGGTAATTAGTTTTGATGCAAGTTCTTATAGCACTCGTGCTTATGTAACTAACGCATTTACATCACAACAATTCAAGTTTGAGAAGGGCGAGTGGACAGATACATTCCAAGGAATTTACGAGGCAGGTTATTGGAGACTAGAACTTGTAACTACGAGTCCATAATGATTAGAGCCGCAGGCGGTTGTATAATCGCAAAAGACACCCATCGTATACTTCTTCAACAACGAACAATGAATGGAACATATCCCAGAAATTGGGGGTTCTTTGGTGGAAAAGTAGAAGATAATGAAAATGTATCTCAAGCACTACTTCGAGAATTAGTTGAAGAAATAGATATAAGCATAGAAGATGATGTTATTAAAATATATCCACTAGATCAATATCATACAAGAGATGGTGAATTTAGTTACTACTCTTTTGTTATACTTGTTGAAAACGAGTTCATACCTAAAATAAACCACGAATCAGGTGGATACACATGGGTAGATACTAATTACGTACCGAAGCCATTACATCCAGGCACTAGACGTACTCTCTTCAGAAAGAAAAAACTAAAAATAATAAAAGACATTATATCGTCACTATAGACACCTCTAAGAAAGAGTAAATACTAGTGTAAGAGGAGAGAGTATAATGGACAAACATATCATAGACTTAGAAAAACAGAGATTCATTCGTGACTGTAAACTAGTGATGAAGGGTAAGCCTGCGTCCAATAGTCTTAAAAAAATCATAAGTTATTCAAGTCCAGGTCACATCGAATTCTTGAAGAGAGGATTGGATTCAGCATCGGCTCGTCTAATAGATATCGTTATTGCTAAAGTCAAAGAAGAATCAAAAAAGATATTGACCTCAAGTAGTCAAAGAATTAACATATTAGCGGTAAGTGTACTAGAAAACTTAGCAACTGAAAGTACTGATTTTACTATCGATGAAATAATGACAAGATACAGAGAAAGTATCAATCCAGTAAAAGCATTATACTACGACTTACAAGAGATTATGTTTCTTTATGATGGTAAACCAAAAAACAAGCATCATCAGTTTCTCATCAGAAAATTCTATAGATTAGAAGCATTTGAAAAGATACTAGAAGCAGTTGATAAAGATATAAAAGATCTTAATGAATGCAAACAACGTGTTAACAAGTTAAAGATTGACCATAATTATCCAAATACAAGTGAACATCTGAAGAAGATAGTAGACTTACACAATGAGATGATTCAATGGAAGACGTTATTCGAGGCATTTCCTGAATGGATTGAAGATAATTCATCATTGCCTATTGCACCTACACGAAGTGGAAAGACGAAATTCTGTCGTACTATCAAAAATTTATTCAAATAAACAAAACTACAATACAAGAAAAGGGAGCATAAATGCTCCCTTTTTTGTTTACTTTGAAAAGTATTGTTAGATAATTACTTACCTACTTTAACTTCAACGTAACCAGCAGTGTCAGATACTTTATCTTCGATAGCGATGCCGATATAGGCAGTCATACGAGGATCAGTATTTTCAGTAAGCCATACTGTTGCAACACCAGATACTTCAGAAGCGACAAGAATGTCACCCTTAGATACTGGGCCGATTACTTTACATGGTACACGACCCTGTAGAGCAATATATGGATGAGTTTCTGAATTGCCTGCTTCTGCGTTCATGGCGAATGCTGGCTTAGTAGAAACTACACCTGCAATCTTAGTTGAACCATAACCAGTTGCAGAAGTAACTTCTGCTTCACCGCCAAACATAACTACAGTACCTTCTTCATATGGGGCATCAGCCGCATATCTTTCTGCAAGGTCGGCATA